TCGCATATTCTTCGAGTGGCACACCTAATTTTTTAGCTATTGCTACCTGTGATGATGTGAGTTTCACAGTTTTTGTGCCCGGCCTAACAACTCGTCTTGCCGAAGCTACAGTTTGCGTCGGTCTAGCCGACGTATTACTGTCCTTTATATCAAACTTATTTGGAAATTCAAGTCTTATTCTCTTATCAACTTCCGTATAATAATCATTTGATTTTGGGTCATACCCTTCCTTTTCCACTAGATCTTTATGTATCTCAAAAGCAGTAAAAGTCATTGGTCTGTCTTGTCCAAACCAAGTATTTTTAGCAGCCCATGATTCCGCTCTAGGGTCAGGGTTAGGTAGTTCTGATGGGGTTTCTCTAGGTAGATTCACTTCGTCTTCTAATTTGACTGGTGTTTCTTGTGCTGGAGAAGACTCCTTCATAACATTTAATCTAGCTTCATCAATAGATAATGCAGCAACTCTTTTTTGAGCATTGACTTGTGCAGTAGCATCACCAGACTCTATCGCTGAGGATAGTTCTTTTTGTGCTGACTCCATTCCATCTTTAACTCTTTTTTCAAATTGAGATACATAGTCTTTATTGACTTGTCCAAATCTAGAATCCAAAGTTTTTCTTTTGCTTTCAACGGCTTTTGCATAATCCAAAGCGGCCTTCTCTCTCCGCTCTGCTTCACGCATACGTTTGGTAAGCCCAGAAATACGTTTTTGAACTCCTTTACTATAGTCTTCTAATTTTTCTTCGTCCTTTTTTTCAGGCTCTGATCCTTCTTTAAGTTCTTCTTTTGGCTCTTCTGTTACTTCTTCTTGTTTCGTCTCTACTTGTTCTTTTTTCGGCTCCTCGGTATTAACTACCGACTCGTCTTTTTGTTCCTCTAGATTAACCACAGCACCTTCGCCGGATGTATCTAGATCAACCATTTTTTCTTCAGTTGGCATAGTTTCCTCCTATGATATTAGTATTCATGCAAGATATCCTCTGGATTCTCGATGGTTGCTAAAACTTCGTCGTCGTTTAGCAGACGTATCTCTCCTCCCTCAATTTTTATTCTTGATCCAGCATAACGGGCAAACATTACCCATTGTTGTTCTTTACACCAAGGACCTTCAGGAAATTTTTCCTTATCCTTGTAACAATCTGGACCCATTCTTAAAACTAAACCACATTGTGATGCAACTTGTTGTCTCTCTAAGGCTGCGTCAGCAAGTATTAACCCGCCTTTAGTTTTTTCTTTCATTTTGAAAGGCAAAACTAACATCCTCCAACCAGTTGGCTGTGGTAGTTTATTTGAATCTTCTGTTGTAAAATCTTTTTCTTTTTTGACTCCTACCAATTCTTTATTCGGTAGTTTTATCTTTGATGTCGATGACTGTTCCATGTTGCTCCTTATCTT